TTCGCCCATAGACTTCATAATGCGGAGCTTTTCTTCCGGGTTTTCGTTGCCCGAAAGGGATGAAAAGTCAAAAACTTGCCGCACGGCTTCCGGCTTGTCCGTTGGGCCAACTGGAGCTTCAGGCCCCCGCGCGCCGCCAGTCGGGGTTTGGCCTTCGCCGCCCACGACAGTAGCGCCTCCAGCCTGCGGCATACGCGGTACTTCGATTTTGACGCCGCCGCCCTCTTCGGGGGTGAACCGGGCGTATCCACCGGGACCCGGCACGAATTGTTTGCTGACGGCCTCTTGTTCCGCCAGTTTGGCCTGTGAGCGCGACCGTTCTGCTTCGGACTGCGTAGACGCAGCTTTCTGCTGAAGGCCCTGCGCCTCCATCAATGTCTTGGCATAGGTGTCGGCGGCGGCGGCAAGGCCGACGCCGGGACGGCCCGGAGTCCCCGCGAATTTAAGTGACGCCTGCATCCACGCGAGACGCTGTTCCGGCGTCATTTCAATCCCTAAATACCCAAGCAAGCCTTCTTTGGTTGCGCGGGATTGTACGGGAATCTGCGATTCACGTTGCGGCTGCGCAGGGGCCTGCTGTTGACCAACGGCAGCAACTCCGGGGGTCGCCGCCATTTCCCCCGTTAGAACTTTGTAAACGTCCATGTTGCTGCGCGGGTTCCCGGCTTTATCAAAATAAATGCTTTGATTGCGGCGAACAGCTTCAGGAGATGCGGAGGCGACAGCAGGAGCCGTCGGGTTGTCCCGCATGTTCTGGATAAACGCAGAGCCTCCCTGCGGGCCCATGAACCAGCCAGTGCGAATGTTCTCCGGCGTCGGCTCAATACCTGATTTGTGCAAGTGCTGCGCAATCTCAAGGCCATACGTTCTGGCGGCGGCAGGGTCGTTTTTCCCGGAGAATTGCGTATCAGGGTAACGACGCTGCAAATCTTTAAAAGTCGGATCAGTAAACTGGTACAGACCAGACGCAGAAGACTGAGGATTGCGGGCATCAGGGTTCCCGCCACTTTCCTTGCGGACGATAAGCGGTTCAGCCTTGCGCCAAGCAGCCTCAAAGTCAGGCTCCGTGGGACCGCCATCTTGATAGCCGATACGGCCACCGTGGGCTGCGCCAAGCAAGCCCTCTGTGGCTTCCGCTTCGGTTTGTGCGCCGACGCGCCCAACGCCAGAGCCAACAGCTTGTTCAGCACGGCGGCGAACGTCTTCCTTGGTATCCAGACCGTAGTCAAAATTAAATGGCACGGTGCCACCAGCAGCATAAAAGCCGCCCAGCCCGGAATCTATGGTCGGGGCAAGATCCGGCTGAACACTGCCGACGCCCATCGGAGCAGACGGCGCGCCCTGAAGCTGCATAGGCCCGCTAGATGGGCGCGAAGAGATATTCTTCATAATATCTCTTATGCCCGTTGTCATTTTCTCCAAATCTTTGTTTGGATCAATCATCTGCTGGTGCTGCGGAGGCTTGAACCCGCTGTTCTGCGCTTGCGCCTCAGGGATCAATGATTGCGCTTTCATCCCAGCGATAGGAGAAGCCTGCATTAAGCCCGCGATGCCGCCATCCGCCATGTGCTGAATTGGGGCCTGTTTCGTCGCCGCTTGATAATCAACGGCCTTAAAGCCACCAAAATCGCGCACGGCCTCAGGGTGAACTTGCTCCACCTCTTGGGCCAACATGCCAAGATGTGTCGCAGGATCACCTTTATACCGATACGAATAAATATTCTGGCCGTCGAAAGTTTTGCCAACGGGGCGGATGTCGTCTTTTACCCGTTCGTCGGAAGGAATAAACGGAGCGACAGCCGCGACCGTGCCCAGAATTTGATTAAACAGACTGGGCTGCGCAGCTTGGGTAGAAGTCGTGCCGCCCATGCCAGACGCGGCGTTCCCAAGCAACCCGCCGTAGAATCCCAACTGCTGGTACGGGAACGCTTGTTTGTTAAGGAACTGCTGGTAAGCGGTGCTGAGTTCCGCCTGCCGCTGCTGTTGCTCTTGGTTGCCGTAGCCCAACTGAGCCCCAAGCTGCTGGATGCCAGCCTGCGTTCCCGCTTGACCAAGCGACCCAAGGAGGCCCGCAGATGTCTGCGCCAGCTGCCCGCTTTGCAGTTGAGCCTGCATATTCGCCATCTGCTGCTGATTAAACTGGCCCAGAGCGTTGGTGTAACCTTGATTGGCGATGTTGGCGAACGTCGCGTTATTTGCCAGACCTTGTTGACGCGCCAGTTCCGCCGCAGCGATGCCCGCGCGGTCTCCACCAAACGCGCCCTTCTGGATCAGGTTACCCATCAGCTGTTGTTGCTGTTGAGCGTTTGTCTGGTTGATATTCGCGGCGGTCGCCCCCATCACGTTCTGGAGGTACGGCGACATATAGCGATTGACCGCCTCTGTCGTAAACTCCATCGGACGGATAGGCTGCGCGCCTGCCATTGCAAGCCCAGCACCGCCTTGGAAAAACGGTTGGTATTGCCCGCCAAGGGCCGCAATGCCCTGCCCCGCAGCCGTTGAGTAAGGACTCATGCCCGCGACCAGCTGACCCTGATAATCAGGATATGGCTGGCTCATAAGGTCTTTTCCCTGACTCAGCAGAGATTCATAGCCTTGGGTAACCGCCTCATTTGGTTTATAGGTGCTAACTTGAGGCTTAGAGGTGCAAAACGAACCCATGGCTCGCGTCCTTACTGAGCGGGAGTGGTCGTATTGATGCGCGCGTCGTTGTAGAGGAAGAACGCTCCCGCCTTCTTCATCTGACGTTCAAACAAACGAATCTTCGATTCCGTCCTGACGTTAGAGACAACGCCGGTCATCAGCGGAATCCCCATTTCATCAGAACAACGCTTGGCAAACTGCAACATGGATTTGGCGCGGGTTGACCTACGAAACTTGGGATGTACGAAGTCAAACACGTCCCCAAGATGCAGTTCGCGCGTATACCAGAGGCTTGTCACCATGAGGCAGATAGCCGCCTCAATACCTTCGGGCCCTTTTATAAGCCCAATAATGCCATCCTTGCCATTCGTGGCTGTGCGGATCATTGCCCACACAAGGTCCTCATCCATCTTGAACAGGCCATTTTCTGTGTGCATCAAGCACAACAGGTCAAAAATGGCCTGTTCGTCTTCTGGCGTAGCAAGGACGACGGTGTACTCTTCCATAATCAATCCTTCCGGGGGCCGGGAAGATTCTTCAGCGTCTTAGCAGTTTCGTGCCGGACAAACTTAACGAAGTTGTCCAAATACTCATGGCCGCGATCCATGTCGCCCCCGCCCAATTCCGCGACGACCTTTGGCGGCACGACGTACTCGCCGCCAGCCGCGATGATCTCTACGGGGGAATGAGACTCCTCCGTCTCGCCAACGTCGCCGCCACGCGCCTCGTACTTGGGCGGCTGGTATTGCCCAGTACGGCTGGGAGGTTGTGGGAAACGGGGATTCGCGCGCGTCTGGGAGACCGAAACGCCAAACGGGCCCATCTTAAACATCTGGTCCAGAATTTTCGACCCGGCCAGCGTGTTGCCCTCGCCAAGCCCGGAAACGATGTCCGCAGGCAGGACGTAAGAGTTGGACAGCACGTTCATCGGGATATGGTCGGTACGACCGCCCACAGCCATGTGGATGATGCCGGTATGGCAGGGAGCCGCCTTCTGCTTTGCAAGGCGCATAGCACGGTCAACCGCGCCGCCTTCAGCGCGCGTTTCCACCGGCTCTTTGTACAGGCGGTTGAGGCGGGCTTCTTCCATGGCGGCTTTGTCCGCAGCCGCAAACAATTCGCCACGACCGCCGCCTTCGTCCTGCATAGATGTGTTGTAGGCATCCCACATAGCGCGGGAGGCGGGAACATTGGTGCCAATGTCCCTTGGACGGGCCACAGGGCGCGGGGCCGCAGGACGGCGGGGAGGCGTCGGCCTATAGGATACGTTGGTTTCCTCAAACGGGCTCCCACGATAGCTGCGTCCTTCAGCAGCCTGCGCGCCACGGGGACCACCGGGGAGGCCACCGCCGCCTTCGGTCATGCCGGTGTAGTCACCCATCGGGGTCGTGCCCATCGGCTCATAGACGGGTTGCCTGCCCGAATTATCCAGCGCCGCAAGGCCAGCAACCGCGCCAGCCGTACCAGCCGCCCCGGCCTTCTGGGCCGTGGAGTAGCCGAACGGCGGCGGTTCCATCCGGCCCGTGGTCGGGTTGCGGACGGGCATCGCGCGGCCAGAAGCGTTGATCGGGCCGGTGAATTGGCGCTGCATGAAGGACGGGAGATAACGCTCTGCGTTGTTCAGGGCGATCCGGGCGTCCAAGGCGGAGGGAAGGCGGGACGTGATCGGGGACAGAATACGGCCAGCAGCAGGGAGCATGGAGCGACCGGCTGCAAGAGCCGCGCCGGGGGCCATCATGCTCGCCGCCGTGCCGTAAATGGCTTGGCCGCGTTCCATTTTGCCCTCAAGCCGGGGGGCCTGACGCTCCGCGATAGCCGCAGCTTGGGCTTCATCCATGCCCCGGCTGACCAGATAACTTTTAATTTCTTCTGCGGAAGGGCCACGAAGAGCGCCACTGAGGCGGTCGTACCAGCTATCAGCCATCTTTATCTCCTACGCCTCTAGCGCCGTTTTCAGCACTATATCCTAAGTGGATGTAAGTTTGAAGGTTTCTGGGGGCATGGGCATAATTGGGCGGTCCCCATTCATGGCCCTGTTTAAGAAAGAACCCGCCACATGGTTTTGGTGGTTGGCCTTAACCATTTCGTTGCGAAAGCTCTCCGTGGCGGCTGCGCCTTGGCGCGTTTCTTTTGCGACTTCAACTTGAAGTAAAGGCAAAGCCGTTACCGCGCACATCCATTCGTCAACTTCCGCCCCGGTGTTTGGGTTTGTCCCGCGCAGGCAAGTGAACCACGCGCACTTCATCTGCACGCAGTCCTTTTTAATAAGCGGGCAAAAAGTTCCGGGTTTTAGCTGCATGGATTAGCTCTTCGTTGCGATGATGACATCTACATACTGAACAGTCAGGTCGATAGCAGTACCAGTGAACGTATGGGTATGCGTCGATCCAGACCCAACCGCACTTGTTGGCCCCAATGTGGGCTCCGTCGTTGTATCAGTACCACGGATGATATAGCCACTGGCAGGGTTACCAGTCGTGTATGCGACACTAGCACGAGCATCCCCCGTGATTTGCGTATCAGTAGAAGCAGATGAACTAAGAAACGTTGTATGCCTATGCGACGGAATTTGAGCCGTTGACAGAGCAGTTCCGCTTATAGTTCCCGCCACAGACTGCGAAGTGAACGCTGTTGTGAATGGGATAGAGCCGCCAGTAGACGCTGTACCGCTGACAACACGCAGGACCTTGTCGTTGTTCGCAACTGATTTTACCCACCCAGTAGGCGCAGTCGTTTGCGCAAACAACATTACAACGCCGGGGTCGAAGAACGCGCCCTGTTCGTCCGCAAATCCAACATTTGTGCCGTCGGAATAGATCGTGCGCGTTGATGTTTGAGGCGCGATTACCGTGGTTCCCGTTCCCGAAAACGGCTGAATTGTAATTGTGAAAGGACCGCCGGTTCCATTCGCCGTCTGATTCCGAATGACCCATGTGCCGCCCACGCAAGGGTTAGTTCCGCCAGAACCTGTCGCCGGGGCGGGCAGTTTGTAGATTAAGTTATTGGTCAACGTCCCAGAGAAGACGATGATGGCGCATTGAGCTTCTGCCGTAGAGATGTTTTGCGTGCCGAACAGACCCGTTACCACTTTTGTGGCGAACCCGCCGAAAGCGTTATCAATCGCATCCCAGTCAGCGTTGACGGGGCCGTCCCAGTTAAGGTCGCCAGCCGCAGGCTTCGTGAGGTTCTTATTCGGTGTTTGGACCGCCATTTGGGGCCTCCTATGAGTAGCTGACGCTCAATACTTGTCCGGTCCCCGGCGTAATCACTAGGCCGAACGAAAACGGCATATTGATCGTCGTGACCCCAACAGTATTGGGAATGATATAAAAGGGCCTAACCAGCGAATCTACGGAATCCGTATCGTAGGCGGTTCCCGTTGCAGAACCCGCCGTCGTCACCGTTATTACAGCGAGCCGCCCCGTCCCCCTTTTTAAAAGGAAGGACGTATTCGTCCCAACGACTTGAATGGCTGTCCTGCTCTGCGCGCCTTGCACATCTAGGTAGGATTGCGCACCCAAATTGATGGCGTTAACGATGTTTTTTACGGCGGTGAGGATGTCAGCGGGTGACGCCATTAGTATCTCCCATCCGGCTGATAACGATACCTAATGTTGCCGATACGCCAGAAAGACCCAACACCTTTATTGCTGAGTGCAATAGACACCAGACGCCCACGGAACCGGGGATATATGGTCCCAACGCTTTGAGTTATTGGGTATGGACCGTAAACGCGCGGAGACTGGCCGGGGAAATCCGTCACATAAAACGTCATATTGACCGTGGCGTTTTGCTCCCCGCCATAATATCCCCAACGCATATCAGGCCATATTTCGTCAATGTACGTTTTAAAGTTGGCCTCATCTAACGCGAAGTAACCCGTCCTGAAACTGGCGTCCAACGGTTGCCCATCCGCATCCGTAGACGTTTCGTGCTGATACAAATACTGATCGGGCGAACCGCCGATAGGCGGACCAAGCACAGATTCATTGATCCAAGACGTGCGCGACAACGTGCCGTAATCCCATCTCTGAAGGAATACGTTATACTTCACGTAGGCATTGTTCTCGCCGCCATTGCTCATGGTCGGGTAATACCATGTGATTTCCCCGAACCGGCTGTTGGCGGCAATGCGGATTTTGTCTTTGTTTGACTGATCCAAGTCTTGGAAGATAACGTCCCAGACTGGGCATGGAATGATCTCAACGCCCTGACCCGCCAGCCTGTAGAACTGGCTCTGCCCCATCCAGTACACGATGCCATTCATCGACGTAGCGGCTTTGCGAGAAATAAGACCGCAGCCCGTGCCAATTTCGTTAAAGCCATAAACACCGGGCGGACCAATGTACTGCATTGCCCACAACGAAACGTCCGTCCAAATCAGGCCCTGCTGCGGCCCCTGTATACCGCATACAATTTTGGAACCTTTGGGGATGCGATATGAACCCGCCTGATTGGTAGCCTGCGCGATCCACGACCCATAGTTTTCAACGTCGCACCACCGGATCAAGAGCGGGTCTTGAATTCCGCTAAACGTCGAACCCCACGCAATGATCTGCCTCTGCGGCATCGCCACAAACATGCCATCGTTGCAAATCGGGGCTTGAGGGATTGCCGTTGCAATCGGGTTTCCTGATGTGGGTTGCCATTCATAGATGGGCGAATACAGCGCGCCTGAGTTCGTGCCGGACACAGAAATGATGCCAGTAGCAGGCGGCGTAGAAATCCACGTCACCACCGCTGAAGAAGAGTTGACCCACGCAACCGTTACAAGCGAGTTATTGATCCACGAGACAGTCGCGCCAAATCCAGTTGTGGCATTAGCGTAGCTGACAGTGTTCGTGGTAGAGGCGGTAACCACATAGGTTCCGTTGTACCCAGTCGGCGTTAACCCGGACACACTGATGGTGCTACCAACCGTGATTAGATAGCTTGTGCTAAAGGTCAGGGTGGCAGTAGTGCCATTCCCGCTTGCTCCCGTAACCGCAAGGATAATTGAGTTATAGGGCGCGGGGCACGCAAGAAATGTCTCACCCCAATTGTCTAAGGACCAATCCGTCGTTGTGATTGGCGTGCCAGTGCTTGGCGTTATAGCGTTGCCAACACCATATCCATTGCCGCCATAGCCCGCGCTGTTTGTGCCGTAACCCGTCTGGATCGGCACAGGCGATATGCCAACATTATATGTGTAATTGGCAAGGCCATTGTTTTGGAAAACAGTGGCGGAACCCGTGCTGTTAGCTTGGCTTGCGGCGCCGATTGTAAAGGTGTTGGCCGTCGGGACAGTCAGAACCAGATAGTTTCCATAGATTGTCAGGCCGCGAATCGTTGTTGGGACAACCGCCCCAAACGTGCTTCCAACGATGTATCCATGGTTTGCGAGCGTAACGGTAATCGTGGATGACCCAGTCACCGCATCGAATTGCGGCACAACACCCGTGGAAACCGATGAAGTCGCGTACTGAGGATTCCCGAATATGTCCGTTGCGTAGACATTATATTCAGTGGCGGAAACAAATTCACATTGGTATGTGCCTTTAAGCACCAGACCGCCAGCCGCAATAGGCGTTCCGATAAACACGGATGTGAAGTTGTTTACGGTGACAGACGTGTCTTTGAGTTTGACCTTGTTGCTGCCAGAGGTCGTTACAACTGTGCTTACGCCGCCTCCCGCCGTGGAAATGATCTGATTGCTGACAATTTTGCGCGGCGTAATGTCATCTAAAACGCCATCTGATATGACGCCAAGATAAGACTGAAGATTGCCGATTTGATATTCTGTGCCAACGCCAAGGTACTTATTAGCGTTGGTGTCCTGCCAAGACCACAGCGCGCGTGGGATCGCAGGCAATTTGATAGAGCCGACATCCTGATTCGGTTCAGGGTATTTAGTCCATCCGCCCAACTTTTGAATTAGCGCGCCAATACGCTCATCAGGGACAAACCTAATAAGGTTCGATTCGGAAATACCCGCCTGATTAAGGGCGGGCGTTTCCGTTACGTTAATCCCCGGTAAGAGTTTGACGTTAGCGTGGGGCATATCACACCGCGACAGTCGTAGGCATAGCGGTTATCGTTCCAGCCGGAGCCGCGCCAGTATTGTTCCTGAGGGCTACGCCAGACCCATAAACAACCGCAGTGCCACCTACGTTATAGGCTTGCCAGTTGTTGTACATAAAACAATTCTGAAGGAAGGTTTTCCCTGTTACCGCAGTAAAACCTTGCCCTGCCGTCGGGGTGGCAGAATTTCTAGCGCCCCAAAAATCGCAATTAGTGAATTTGCAAACGGTGTTAGCGCCACCATCAATGTACGTTAAATTTTCACTCCCTGCGAACAAACTCCCCGTGACATTGATGCTTGTGCTGCCCGTGATGCTTGTCACGCCGATCCCGTAAGAACCTGTATACGGGTCCGTATTGTCCACGCCGCAAGACAGGATTTGCATAACCGCCGTTCCAGATATGTTGATACCGCCTAGATACCCATAGCTGAAACAATCATTCATTGTGGTCCAGTCGTTCTGCCCGTCAAATTTGAACGCGCTTCCACTCCGCTGATTTTGTGCGGCAGTGGGAGAAAACGAAACTGTGGCGAACGGGAAACAGTGCGTTCTTACAACCCGGCTCACGTCGAATGAATCATAAATCCAAACGCCTGCCGTACAGTCAATGAATGTGTTTTCGACAAGATATTGGCCTGCGCCGCCCATTTTGATGGCTTGCGCAAAACCAACAATCATAGAATTTTTGACAAACGATCCGGAAGACGGGCTTGCCGCAACCGTCTGAACCGCAGTCCCCGCAAAAGAACTGGCGGACGACGCGCTGAAAGTCATACCCTTGCGGATAATCCTAAGGCCGTCAATTCCGCATCCCCCAAGAAGCTGAATCGTTCCCGCCGAATTAAGGCGGATACACGCCACAGTCGTATACTGCGCGGTGTTAAAAGGCTGCTCTTGCTGCGAAGTCGGACCCTTCAACGTCACGTTGGAAATGTATGGCGACGTTGCTTTACCGACGGTAAGCGTTCCATCAATCGTGTATAGACCGGGGGGAACCCATACAGTCCCGCCAAGCGTCCCCATAGAGTTGATGGCGTTTTGGAAGGCGGTAGTGGAATCCGCCACGCCGGTAGGGTCTGCGCCGTAATCCAAAACGCTGACGAAATCGCCCATCTTCGCGGGATAGGACCGCGCAGTAGCGCCAGTGCCAGATGCCGTATACTGGAGGGCGGAAGATGCCCAAGCCGTTCCATTGGAAAGCAGGACGTTCCCAATCGTGCCGGGAAGAATTTCCCCAACTGTATTAGCATTGTTGAATAAAACAGCGCCAGATGTGCCGCCAGAAATAACGGTGGTGTTGTTTGTGATCGTCCCGGAAGTTGGGCTGGACCAAGACGGGATGCCGCTGGCGACAGTCAAAACCTGACCCGCAGAGCCAATCGACAGCTTAGAAAGGGTGTTCGACGCAGAGGCGTAAAGAATGTCGCCCGTCGTATAGGTCGTTGCGCCCGTGCCGCCGCGCGTAGCCGCAATGGTCGCCCCAGACCACGTAGTGGTGCCGCCCAGCGTGCCGCCCGTAGTAATAATATTCGTAAAGGTCTGCGTCGTACCGTCCAGCATCCCGTTGATGCCGTTGGCGAGCGTTGAGAAGTTGGAATCCAACTGCGTCAGCGGGATCGACCCGGTAGCCGTTCCAAACGTGTAGGAAAGAGTAACGCTCATCTTAGCCTCTCGTCGGCGTTGCTACGGCAGCGGGGGATTGCGAGGTCCACCCAGCGGCCTCAAACTTTTTGCGAGCTTCTTCAACGCCCGCGCCAGCCAGCAACGCCTTGTACTGGCCTTCGTAAGACTGAGCCATCTGCGGGTCGTCATTCTGCCGCCCAAAGTTCCTTTGGTAAGCAGACAGATAGACCATGCTCGCCATGATGAATACATCCGGCAGATACTGACTGATGAAAGTCTCAGTATTGGTCGCGGACAGACTTGCGGGCCTATATGTGCCGACAATCTCAACGGAATAGTTCTGGTCCGGCACAGGGCCGAACAGGAACACGTTGTCGTTGAAAGGCACAAAGAACTTTGGCTTACCCCGGTTCACAGGGGCGGATGAGGTATAGACCGCATCCAAGAACTCTTTGGTCGTGGGCGTGCAAGTGCTTTTGGTCTGCCCGCTATCCGTCAGAATGTTGATTTGCTCGCTGACAACCAACGTCCCCTGAGGGATCGTTAGAGAGCGAGAACCCGCCGTCAAGCTGTAGCCCGTGATCGCCGTGGACGTGAACAGGAAATCCAGATCACGATACATGCGGTTTTCCGCATACGTAATCATCTGCGGGAAAGCGACCTGAACCGGATTGTAGGCGGGGTCGATAGCAAGAGGGTCGGTGGGGTCGGTTGTGTAATTGATGGGATAGATCAGACCGCCGACATTCACATAGTCCAGCGCGGCCATGACACAAATCTGTTTGACGTAAGAGTTGTAATCTAGGCCGGTCGTCATGTGAGGCTCCGCTATCTTCTTATTTTAGCAAAATTATCCTTCCTTGGATAGTATCGCGTAGTTGGCAGCGAGTTTTACGTCATATCCATTTTTAGCATAAGCTGGGCCATTGTACCCCTTGGCAAACGAAACCCAGTTTTTTGCTTGCAGATCGTCTTGCAACCCTGCGGATTTGATGAATGAAGCCATCTGCCGAAGCTGCCCAGCCTCCGATTCCATGGCTTCTTCAACCATAGACTTTACGTCTGAGCATTTCGCCAACTTAAAGTTGGACCCCATGATCTGGCCCAGACCCCATGAAGTTGACAAAAGGGCGGCTTCTTCATCAATTGCCACGGCCTTTTCAATTTCCGCGTACACCGCATCAGAGCCCTTCGGGTAGGGCTGCTCACCCCACCGGGGATAAGCCAGCCCCTGCGCCACGGCATTAGCCTGTAGGCCGGGGGCATCACGCAGATGCTTATAGAAGTGGTGCCGCTCAAAAAGGGCTTTCGGGCGTCCCTGTTTATCAAAGCCGCTGCCCGCCGCCTCCACGGCAATAACAGCCCAAAAAGCAGCCGATTCAACTCCAAGATCATCCGCAATCTTGTCAATTTCCTCAGGGATGACCGGGCGTGCCGCGCCTTTGAAGTTCATGGTTTATGCTCCAGATTAGCCGCCAATGCGTCAGTTTTGACCTTCGACCCGGCGGAAGACCCGTAATAGAAGTTAATGACGCCTGTCCACGCAGTGCCTAACGCGCCAAGCATCATAAGCAGAGCCTCCGTCCCAGAGGAAGGCATCCCGTGCAGCAGCATGTAAGTGAGGATGCCAAAAAACCCGACGGTGATGAGGATCGCCAGAACACGGGGAATCCAGTCTTGGGTCGCCACTTGCATCTTACGGGCAGAGGCGCGGTCGTCCGCTGATATTCTTTCAAGGTCGATATCAAGCTCTTTCATGCGAACTTTGAAATCCGCATCAATCTGCTTGAGCTTCGCAAGGGTTTCCGGCCCTGCCGTTTCTAAGGCGGCGGACAACTCTTCTTGAGATCCGTCTTGCTTCCCAAGCAACACAGAGGAAAGTGTCTTAACCGCCATTCCAGCAAGAGGCCCTCCAAGGGCCGTAGCAATTGACGGGGCAATCTGACCAAGCAGAGGCCCGAACTTTTTCAAAAGCTCCATGTGCTTTGGTCCCTCTGATTACCTTGCGGTTTTTAACGCCAAAATTTCTCGCTCCAAAAGAGCAATTTTCTTTTCTAAGTCGGCCTTCGCCAGAGAAGCCTCCGCGCGTATTGCTGCGCGCGCTTGGGCGGCATCCGCCGTCATCTCTAAACGAGCCTTTTCAATTGCCGCCATGGATTTTTCACGGTCTAGCGTCATGGCAGATCTGGCTAGGGCCGCGTCCCGTTCAACCTTGTCAATTTTAAGGTTAAGCTGTTCGCGGATTTGCGCCATATCTATCGTGGTCCCTTGCGGCGGGATTGCTTTGTTCTCCGCATTAACAACTACGGCCACCTTGCCCTTGAGCATGATGATTTCGTTGTTGGCGTTACTCAACGCCGTCATCAAATAGACCACGCACGAAAACAAAATGGGTACGGCGGCAAAAACAATCTTTTCGACCAGTGCGCCTTTGCTTGCGCTTGCCGCCATGTCCTCCGCAATTTTTGTTTGTTTCTCTTCTACGGTAGCCATCACCGATCCGCTTTGCGCTGTTCCAAGCTGCTGATTTTGTTGAAGATTTGATTGCAGATGTCTTTGATCTCTCTCAGCCCTTCTGAGAACTCTTCCCGGCGAACGTAATGACTTGGAAGCTCAACCTCCAAGTCATGCACGTCCTTTTGAAGCGTCTTTACCGCTTCCCACAGTTGGCGCGCAAACCATCCCGTAACCGCAAGGATTCCGCCCCCAGCCATATTGATGATGGTTTGCGCATCCATTATTCCGCCGCCTCTTTTAAGTTTGTTGCCGCATCCCTGTCGTTGACGGCCTTTTGGACGTACTTCAGGTTCTCTTTCAGACGCTCATCGTCGGGAGATTTTTCAACGGCCAGTTTCGCTTGCTCCAGCGAAATGTCCAGCAATTTCATATTGTACGCGGATATGCTGGCGAGGTCATGCGGCCAATGGCCCCAGACAGTCGGGTCACAGGTATAAACCAGTTGTTTATCCTTGATCTTAAGCGCACGCATGGAGGCGGCAAAACATTCTTCCCACCGCCGTTGCATGTACATAAGCATAGCTAGCTCGCACCAAGGTTCTCTGGTGTTTGGGGCTTCGCCTGCCGCCATATAATACCATTTTTCGGCCTTAACCCAATCGCCGGTTTCCGCGTAGGATTTACCCATGAGGCGCATGGCATAGCAGCGTTCGTTCTGGGCGCTGAAAGCGCCCATGTCTAAATACTTCTGGAGGGCGACCTTGGCATCTTCCCACCGCCCGTAGAACGTCAGTTCACGCGCATAGTAGAAATAATGGTGCGGGTCTTTGTCATCCTCTTTGACCGCCACCTCCAACATTTCCATGTACTGACCCCTGCTCTTGGTCGGATCAGGATGGTGGCTGACTAAGAGGTGATTGCACCAAGCCGTGACATGCTCCACGCGCCCGTCGATCCGCAGATCTTCGTGACAGGGATGGTGCCAATGATAGCCGTGGCGGCTATGGATCTTGCGGTAGGGAAACTTTATGTTATGGCCCCAGTCGAAATAATACCACAAGTTTGTGGTTTTGCCGGGAATCCAAACTTCCTCAATCTTTTGCTTCCATCCCGGCTCTAGGATTTCGTCCAAATCCAGCGAAATGCAAACATCAATATGCCGGGGAATAAGAGCAAGAGCAGCATTGCGAGCGAGATCAAACCGCCAAGGATTGATATAAATATCATGGACGGCGACACCGCACTCTTTGGCGACAGCAGCCGTGCCATCAGTGCTTCCAGTGTCAGCAATGAGGATAAGATCAGCCTCTTGAGCAGATTTACAGAACCGTTGAACAAACTGTTCCTCATTCTTGCTTATGGCGTATACGCAGTACGTTAGCTTGATCTCATATTTTGAATAGACATAGATGCCTATTTCGCCGTCCACGACCGACCACGTCGGCTTACCAAATGCGGATTTTACCTCCGCATCAGACCAATCGTCCTTCACATGGGCTCCGTGCGGGTTCCCTTCAAATTCACCCTGCGGGTGATGGCCGATAGGGATGCTAACTATAACGGTATCCGCCCACTTCTTGGCCTTGCGGACCAGCGCCTTTGCTTCGTCAACCGCCATATGCTCAAGGACATCGCCAAGGAAGCAGACCTCATACTTCTGGGGGGCATCCCATTCGCGAACATCTGCAATGTGCAGATTGGGATAAAGGCGGTTTAGCCCATGTTTCTCAACGTAAGGAGCCCAGATTTCAACTCCGGTCCACTCCAGCTTGGGAAACATTTTGGCGTAGGTTCCTTCGCCACAGCCAATGTCTAAAGCTGTTTTTGGCGCAGGAATTTTAGACATAACCCAGCGGATGCTGGCTTTGCCAGATTGAGAGCTAGAAGGCATGTGTTCTCCCTTTCACATACTTTATTCTAGGGCTTAACGGGCCAATTCACATTCCACGGGAATCCTTCTTGGGCCGGTACATCCCTAAGGGCCTGCCGGTAGTTCGCCCATGCAAAGCCAACAATCGGACTATCCGACAACTGCGTCCAATCGCAAGCCGCCAATTTTTCATTGCGTTCGCGACGCACAATGTCAGCTTGCTCCGCGTCTTTTGCCGCCTCATACTCCGCCTGTTCTTGCGTATTTGAGAATGACGGGCCAAGAACGTATTTGGCGTACCATTGCCCATCCGCGCCCTGCTCCACGCCCTGACGAATGGAATACTGATAAACAGTCCCATTCACCGGCTGCGGGCTTTCAAGGATAGGATCAACGCCAATCTCTTCCATCACTTCCGGCGTCAGAGCGTCATAAGAAGGACCGCCATTTTCTCTCAAAAACCGGCGGAGTTCATCCTCAAACATGACTGCGCCCGTTGCCCTCACTCTGATTTCCATGGTGCGCCTCACGCGATTGCTAAAAAGATGTATGTGCCGCCGTTTGCGTTCAAACCAGCAGGGGCCGATGCCGTTAACTTAAACCCAGTGGTATCAGTATCCACATAGTTGGTTCCAGTTACTTCTGCGGCAGTGCTGTTCCACAACATATACGGGTCATTGCCGCTACTTATGCCACGGGCGCTGTCATACACGTACCAATCGCCAGTTGAATCCGTCCGCTTAATCATTACGAACCTTGCGCCAGCCGTGAACCCACAGTTTATGGTTAACGCCGCGCCCGTGCCGGTATATGACCCAACTTTTGAAACACCAGCTACCGTTGCAAACAGATAGGCGACATAAGTCCCAGTGTTAGCGTTTACGGGGGTATCCGTTCCAATACTGAAGACCGTCGATGTTGGAGTCGTACTATTCCAATACGTGGAACCCGTCGCCTTTGCCGCCGTGGTATTTAATACAAGATGTTCTGTGTTACTCAAAGACGCCGAATAGACTGCCCACGCCGCTGCGACGTTGCGCCGTTTAATAATCATCAACTCTGGAACCGCAGCCAAATTGTGCGATTGAGTCGTGTTGGACCCGGTGCCTGTGTAGCAAACCGTATCAAAAAATCCCGGAGCGCGTCCAAAACTCCAAAAAATAGAGCTTACGGACGCATAGTACGTGGGTATTTGGAACCCAGTATTATTAAAAAACTGCGTCGTCGCGTTTGTCGCAGATTCAGTGCTTGTCGCCGCAGTAATTATATAACGACCTTCGGCGGTTGAATTAGAGCTAAATGCACGCAGCCTATCGTCAATGGATGTATTAAGAGTATCCGTTGATCCTCTTTTTGCCTTCCATTGGCTGTCTATGACAAAGTTGGTCGTTTGAGCTGTTCCTGCCACGGCGTTAGCCGTAATTGGAGAAAACACACTTGTCCCGCTAGTCGGTCTTTTCATTGGGCCGCGACGTAT